CAAACGCGGTGGCTTTATCATTAAGAAATACTTCTATTACAGGAGCAATTAAATTGACTTTAGGTATACCCGGTGGAGCAACTAATCAAACAGATCCATATATTCCTGATGATGGAATTTTATTTACAAATGGAGCATACACAGACGTAACAGGTTTAGGTTCAGCAACATTCTTCTTTGACGGTTAGGATTACATGGCAAATACAACTTCAGGTTCTTATACTTTTGATAAGAACTTAGGCATTGATGAAATAATTGAAGATGCTTACGAACGTATCGGTATTCAAGGTGTATCTGGTTATCAATTAAAAACCGCTAAACGATCTTTAAACATTTTATTTTCCGAATGGGGAAATAGGGGTTTACAATTTTGGGAAGTAAAAAATCAAAACGTAACTTTAGTAAACGGCCAAGCAGTATATACATTTTTTAGATCTACTTCTGATGGTGTATCTGATGGTGTAAGCAATACACTTAGTGCAGGAATAAATGCAACAGTTGCAACTATTCCCTTGACCTCGATTCTTGGTTTTCCAACAGCAGGAAATATAATTATCGGTACTGAAGATATTACTTACACAGGAATTTCTAGTTTAAATTTAACAGGATGTGTTAGAGGAGTTAACGGTACAACAGCTGCTACTCACAATAACAATGCCGCAGTTGCTCAGTCTCCAAGAGGAATAACTGATATTCAAGAAGCAAACTTTAGAGTAGATAGTACAAGTGTTGATACACCCATGACAAGAATTAGTAGATCTCAGTATCAAGCATTTTCTAATAAAACTTCTTTAGGTTTACCTACTCAATACTGGGTTCAAAGATTTGTTGATAAGGTTACAATGACTTTATATTTAACACCAGGAAGCTCACAAGCAGGAGACTTTATAAATTTCTATTACACAAAAAGAATTGACGATGTAGGAGCATATACAAATGCAACAGATGTACCTTATAGATTTGTACCTTGTATGATAATGGGTTTATCTTATTATCTAGCTTTAAAATATGCACCACAAAGAGTACAAGAATTAAAATTATTATATGAAGATGAATTAAAAAGAGCTGAGTCTGAAGATGGTTCTTCTAATTCTACTTACATATCTCCTAAAATATATTTTCCAGGGATTAGCTAATGAGTAGTTTTGCACAAGGCAGATTTGCTTTAGCAATATCGGATAGATCGGGTATGGCTTTTCCATATAATGAAATGGTTAGAGAATGGAATGGTGCTTTAGTACACAACTCAGAGTACGAAGCTAAACAACCACAGCTACAACCAAAGCCAACTAATGCAGATCCACAAGCTTTACAAAGAGCAAGACCTGCAAGAACAGAATTTCCAACAGAAGATTTTTTACTTAATAATCCAATTACTACTACGGCTGCAAACACAACTTTAAAAATAAATTTTCCAAATGGTGATCTACGAGTTAATGATTTTGTTAGACTTAGAAATGTAAAATCCCCAGTAGGAGGAGTACCTATTGTTACCGGTGCTGCAGGTCCTGCATTAGAATTATCTACAACTTTGGATACAGCTGCTACACTTACTGATACAACAATTATTGTACAGACAGGAACACATTTTCCAACTGCTGGTTTTATTATGATAGAAAAAGTAAATGCAGTTACAGGTTTATTTGAAAATGAAGTCATACAATATACTGGAAGAAATTCTGAGAATTTTACAGGTTGTACTAGAGGAACAAGCGCACCTTACAGAGGTGCTGCACCACAACGTACAACAGCAGGAACTCATCCTATAGGAGCAAAAGTTTTTGGTGCTTATAAAGTAGATTCTTTAAATGAAACACAAGTTAGAGGTACCGGTCAACCTGAATTTACAACTCAATTTGATGGTGTGAATGTTACATTAGCAAGTAATGCTACAAGCACAGAAACAGGGGGCGGTTTATTATGTACAATCGGACCCATTAATGATAGAGCTTAATTATGTCAGGAATTGCAAATTATACATATTCAACACTAACAACTGCCATTAGAAACTACACAGAAGTTTCAAGTGATGTTTTAACCACAGCTGTTGTTGATGGTTTTATTATGGCAGCGGAAATGAGGATTAATCAAGAGCTTCCAATGGACGCTGATCGAAATGTACAAGAAGGTACATTATCTACAGATAATAATACAATTAACGTTCCAGCTGGGGCTTTATTTATTAGAGGTGTTGAAGTATTTAATTCAACAGCAAACACTACAGGTAATGGTAGTTGGTTAGAAAAAAAAGATCAAACATATTTAACTGAATATACAGATAGATTAACCGGACCAGAAGGTGATTTAACTGCACAAGATGTAACAGGTTTTCCTAAATACTATGCAATGTTTGGAGGAGCTACATTACTTACAGATACTACATCTGGAGGACTATATATAGCCCCCACACCGGATGCAGCTTACAAATTTAGAATATATTATAACAAGTATCCTGTAGGATTAGGGTCAGGAAATGATGGAAACTCTACTACATATTTAAGTAATTACTTTCCTCAAGGACTATTGTATGCGTGTTTAGTGGAAGCATTTGGTTACTTAAAAGGTCCAATGGATATGTTGACATATTATGAAAATAGATATAAAAATGCAATACAACAGTTTGCAGGAATGCAAATTGGGAGAAGAAGACGAGACGATTACACTGATGGAACAATCAGAATACCAGTCAAATCACCTTCACCCTAAACTAGGAGAAAAAAATTATGGCAATAACTTCAGCAATATGTAACAGTTTTAAAACACAGATTTTAACAGCAATTCACAATTTTACAAATGGTGGAAATACTTTTAGACTAGCTTTATATACAAGTTCAGCAACATTAAATAAATCAACAACAACTTATATTACAGCTAACGAAGTAGCTAATGGTAATGGTTACACTACTAAAGGCATTGCACTTACAAACGTAACACCGGCTTTATCGGGTGACACAGCTTGCTGTGATTTTTCAGATGTATCTTTTACATCGGCTTCTTTTACGACTAGAGGATGTTTAATTTTTAATGATACAGCAACCAATGATCCTGCAGTTTGTGCAATTGATTTTGGTGGAGACAAAACAGTTTCTTCTGGAACTTTTACAATTCAATTTCCAGCAGCTGACGCATCTAACGCTATCGTGAGAATAGCATAAGGAGTAATTCCTTATGGCCAATTCTTGGAATGAATCCGGCACAACCTGGGGACAAAACACCTACGGTACTCAATCACAAGTTATAATTACTTTAACAGGTGTACAATCAACTTCTGCAATTGGTTCTGTTACAGCAGCTAATATAGAAGGTTGGGGTAGACAATCATATGGAAACTCTGGTTGGGGTGTAGATTATGCCGTACAGCCTGTAGGAGTACAAGCTACTTCTAGTATTGGTTCTGTTATAGCCAGTCAAATTATTACCATACCTTTAACCGGACAACAAGCAGCTACAGGACTTGGTTCACTAACTACAGGTCAACTTACAAACGTAGCACTAACAGGATTACAAGCACAGTCAGAACTTGGAACTTTTGATAATGCAGGTACGCTAGTTGGTTGGGGTAGAAACGGTTGGGGTGAAGAACCTTATGGAGATTCATTTAATACCTTAGTTCAACTTGCCGGTTCAGCAGCATTAACTATGACTTCTAATGTAGGGTCATTAACAAGTGCAATAGAAAATTTTGTAGTTCCAACAGGGGTTCAAGCAACTGCTGCAGTAGGTGGTTTAACTTTGGTTTTAACTTCTGTAATAACTCCAACAGGTTTAAGAATTGAATCTAATGTAGGAGACTTTGATCCTGCTGCAGAAACTGTTGGATTAACAGGTCAAAGTGCAACAGCTACAGTTGGTGGTATAGTTCTTGATGCAGTAGACATTGGTTTAACAGGATTACAAGCAACTTCCTCATTAGGAACTTTATCACTACAGCTTGCTCAAATTCCAACAGGTCAACAAGCAACTTCTTCTGTAGGATCATTGGTTCCTGAAATAGGGGTTCCTTTAACGGGAGTCTCAGCGACATCTGTTGTTGGAGCATTAACATCTAGTGCGATGACAGTAGGTTTAGAGGGACAACAAGTTATATCTAGTGTAGGAGAGGTTATTATACTAGGTTTCCAAGATGTTAATATTGTAGGAAATACTAATTATTCTGATGTTGACGTTGTAGGCGAAACATCGTATACAGATGTAACACATGTAGCTTAGGAGAACAAAATTATGGCATCAACATTTACAGATCTCGGTTTAGAATTAATGGCAACCGGCGAAAACGCTGGTACTTGGGGAACAAAAACTAACGCAAATTTAAGTCTTATTGAACAACTTACTGGTGGTGTTCTACAGGTTTCTATTGCGGGTGGTGCAGGGACTACAGCTTTAACAATAGCAGACGGTGCTTTAACAGGTACTGCTCAACAAAGAATTATAGAATTAACAGGAGCAATATCTGGAAACAGAATTGTTACTTTTCCATTACTTACAGAAACTTTTTACATTATTAAAAATGGAACTACTAATTCATCAGGTACTCCAACAGTACAATTAAAAGCAGCATCTGGTTCAGGAGCCACGGTTACTTTTTCAGCTACTGATAAAGGATACAAACTTATTTATCTTGACGGTGTGGCAACTAACACTGGACTTTTTGAAGCGCCTTTAGGGGAAGCAAACGAAGTAACTCTTAATGGAACAGAAACTCTTACAAACAAAACTCTAACTAGTCCTGTAATTGGAACAAAAATTTCAGACACTGGAGGAAATGAATTATTACTTTTAACAGCTACAGGTTCAGCAGTAAATGAATTTACACTTGCAAATGCTGCATCTGGAAATGGTCCAAGATTATCAGCAACAGGTGAAACTAA